TACGACAAGGCTGTGTGTCGCCCGACTACGGAGGAATCTGGATGCACTTTCGGGTAATGAGGTAAAACCTCACCGATTATGCCATCCAGAAATCTCACACTGCTCATCAACCCGTTTGCATAAAACTGGTTTCTGAGTGATACAGTGGAGATTACCTCTGGAACGTCAGTGCGTCTCTCAGGGAAACTTCTACGTACGCGAGTGACAGAAACGTCCTCGCCAGCGTAGAACTCCCCTCCACAGCTCTCTCTGAACCTTCCGGTCCAGAAAGATTTGTGCGAGTTTACCTTAAAGCCAAACAGCTCTAAGGCCTCGGAGACGCAAGTCGCATATTCATTAGGGATAATAATATCATCCCCATAAACGCGCACACGTCCAGCAAACTCTTCTAAAAGTTTGCTGTTCATTGGTCGGCCTGTCTCTTTGCAGATCGCATAGAATATAATGGTTAAGAAAACCATTGCTTCTATGGGAAAACAAAGAGCTGAACCCATACTCGCGAACTTGGAGAGTTTTATAACTTCTCCTCGTACATCTGCTGTTAGGGATCTGCTAGCTTGAATGGCTTCACTTGCGTGAGGCCATTGGCCAGTCATTTCCTTCACCAGCAAATTGGAGACACGATCTGAGGCTTCGCTAAGATCTAGCGTAGCCAGGCTCTCGTCAAGAGAGCCCATCATCGCCATAGCCTGGTTAGGGCTCTGGTGAGTGAATCCGATCATATCGTGAAGACCGTATTGAGGGTCTTCAAGATATTCAGCGAGTGCTATTGATAGTGCCTGTTGTGCATATTGCATGCACGTGGGCTCTATTGCTATCACTCGAGGTGTCTTCTGCGTTTTAGGAACAAGAGTAACCTTAACGGGTCGCTCTTCTCCGGGTTCCAAGAAGCTGACATGGTCAAGGAGGTAGTAATACCTCCAGTTTGGAATCGCGTACTCCCCATAAGGGAAGCCGCCTTCTTCCAATCTCCTGGTCCATTCGCGCAGATCATACTTTCGGTTGCCCGAAAGCTTGTCTGCGGTCTTACCAGGGCCATGCTTTGGCATTAGTTTACCGTAGTGCCGATGGGTACTTCCCATCGACGCATAGTAAACATCCCCATCCAAACGGGTGAGGACTTCGCCAAACAGCCACTTTGAGATATT